CTAAACTTGTTGATTATGTCAGTGAGTGTTGTACAGGAATTCCTTTCTTTTCGCAGTCCCGAATAGCGAAAGAATTGATTTCCACACACACTGATTTTATTAACATGACTACTGATGCAGATTTTACTAGGCTTAGTACAGACATAGAATTCGCAAAGTCCTTTTGCGTTTGCTATGAGAAGCTTAGAAAAAATTATGCATCAATCACATCATGTATTTCGGATGTGAATATGAAGCAGAATTTACAATCCTCGTTGATAAGAGGTCTCTTATTTTATCAACGAGCACAATATACAATAGGTTGTAAAATACGTAGTAAACCTTCTAGTGTTCATCTTGTTGGTATCCCTGACCAAGGGAAATCCGAACTCATGAATTTGTTGGCTGGTTATGTTTACCACTTACTAGGTAAGGGTAAACTAACTAATGCTAACAGATATGAGCGAAAGCAAGATGATCAATTTTGGTCAGGGTATGCCAGTCAGGAGATTACGACTATGGATGATATATTGCAAACGAGTGATCCTGTAGCGCGTGGGCGCCAGGTACTTGAATACATTTATATGATCAATACAGCATCGTATCCTCTGAATATGGCAGATCTTGGCGCAAAAGGTATTACGTACTTTCAGTCAAATCTCATCATTACAACCTCAAATCTGGATCAGCCTAATAAGTATACAGATTTGTGCATAAAAACGCCTCTTGCGTTCTTCAGGAGAATGAAGTTTTGGGTAATCGTCCGGCTCAAAGACGGATGTGAACGACCTCCATCAGTTAGTCTTGAACATAGACATAATTGGGAGTTATTTCTGTGTAAATATAATTGGCGTGATCCTGATGTTTTTTCAGTGAAGCCAGAGTGTGTACCAATAACGTTTGACGAATTGGGAAAACTCGTGGCTCAAGACATCTTGATCAACCAACAATCTTCCACTCAGACGGATTTGGATTGGAGTAAAGTTTGTGCCCCTTTGGTAGGACCAAACACAATTTTACCCGTTCCAGAACCACCTACGACAGTAGAAGAATTAAACACAGAAGTAACTCTTGATTTAGTCTTTCAAAATCAGATGAAATTATCGCAGTACTTTGCTAATTTCATTTGGGGAGATGAGAACAAGTCTGCTGCAAGCAGAATTTATTCTCATTTTAAGACTGAAACAGTTCAAAAACATGTAGAAAAGAATGAGGAGTTTATTGGACCCGTTAAAACAGAGAACAAGGATTTCTCTGAAGCCGTTAAAAAACTTCATCCAGGTGACTTAGTACTGGAGGACTACATGGCCGCGAAACGCGAATCTTTTGGTAAAGCGCGTAAGCCTGGCTGTGATAAATGTACAGAGTCGAATTTCAAGTTATGTGGAGGTGATGTGTGTAATTTCGTACCCAAGCCCGTTGAGTATGTACCATCATCTATGCAGAAAGCTGCTGAACAGTCCGAATTAATTCAGCAGAATACTTGGAAATTGTGGAAGGAGAAATATGGTGTTTCTAGCAACATAATTCGTTATGTTGCTGGTGCTGCTATAGCTGCTACACTAGCCGGAATAGTAGTAGTAGGATTAGGTAAACTTTGTACGTGTGTGGTCGAGGCCATGGGCTTCCCAGACAAAACAGAGTTTGCTTCTCAAAGCACTGATAAATACCAAGAACGGTTAAAGAAACGCAATCGTGGTGTGGGCTATGTCCCCGCGAGAGCGTTTAATTCACAATCTTATGACCATAAATCAATGGATCTTTGTTCCAAAATTCTTAATGAAAATCAATATTG